CAGTGTCAATATAGTAGTAATCTCGACCTTTTGCTTCACATGCTCGCATATGTTTGCTTTTGGTAATTCCGCGAAATACCACAGGAGTCATTGATGATTCAATTTTATCATAATTGGTAATTTGTCCGCCACTGCCTAAGATAAACGATTTCATATAAGGATCATATACATGACCTTTAGGATCATTAGGGTCGCGGCCGCCATCGGCAGCAAATACTGTTCCATTATCTAACATTTTTACTTCCTTGATAATTTTTTCATAATCTTCTCCATACCAGTCTCCTGCTGGATCTACTCTATACCGCAGTATATTGTGAAATAAACTTGTTACCTGTGGCGGTAAATTTTCAAACGGATGTTTTACTGGTTCAGGTGCAGGCGGCTTTAATGTTTCAAGATATTTGTATTTTTCTCTTTCCCAATTAGCACCATATTCACAATTTACATAATTATCAAACCATGGGCCACCTTCTGTGTAGTGTATAATTTTGGGTTTTCCAGATTCTGGAGTTTCTTTATACCAACCCACTAACCAATTATAAACTGAGGGTAACTCACCTATCTCTTCATCAGGTAGCCATTCAAATCTATGAAGGAATTGACCAGTTTCAGTGTTTATTACTTCTTGTGTTAGTTGTTTATTACTGGGATGTCCGCAGTTCCATAATATCACAGACGACCAATTTTTTCTAGGATAGATATATTGTCGCTTACCGTCCATCTTAGTTTCATTTATTGGATTGTAGTCATGCTTTACTACCATAACTGCATATTGTTCGTTGGCATGTGCTATAATGTCTTCAACTCCAACATTCCACAGAACGTCGCAGTCGCAAAAAACTGCCCAACCATCGAATCCTGTTAATTCTGGAACTAAAAATCTTGTAAATGTAAATTCAGTAGATGCAAGTGTATCTTTAGGTCTGTCATACTTGCCTTCTTCAATTAACTTATCTCTAATTAAAGGTATTACTTCGACATTGTGTGATCTTGCTTTAATACTGAACTCGCAAACTTTATATGCAATATCTTCTCTAGAATCATACCCTACAAATACCTTAATAGGTGTTACTAATCGTTCTTCGCTGTTTTCTTCAATCATACCAATCTTTCAATTTTTGTTTTGCTGATCCATCTCGTAATTCACTCACATGAAATTGTCCGTATGCCAAGTGACACGCCCATGCATGTAACTTGTCTTGATCAGCATAATATGGATTTTCTATTTGACTTAAATCTTGCAGTGCCACTGGACTGGCAGCGTTCGCCGGAGCCATGGTAAATGCAGGTATACCGTGAAACACACTTTCAATTGCTGCTACACTATTAAATGTTACTAACGCAAATACATCGTTGTCAAGTGCTCGTTGCAGTGTATCTGTCGAAGTCCTATCTTCTCTCTTAGGCGCTCGTTCTCTAATCTCAATAGGACGATCTGTATATTTTTTAAGAGTTTCGACGGTGTCTTCTACCCATTTATCTAACTCGATTCCGTAAAATTTACAAGGCTTTTCATCGGGCTTTGCAACTAAAATTTTACGACCATCTTTCTTCCACGGTCTAAATTCTTTGTTAAACCGTTGTAATCGATCGTCTGGTCGAGATATTATTTCACCATGTTGTAGATTATTTTTAACAATTCTATGCCAGTATTTCCAACCCTGTGGGTTTGCTACAGTTCTTTCGTTGCCAAAGTAACCAGTGTCTATATAATAGAATGTTCTATTATCTTGCCAACATTTTTTCATTACTTTGTGTTTGAGAATTCCACGTAACACAATAGGATCATTGCATTTGTTATAATCAAAATATTCTTCACTGACTACAGTATCTCGACACCCAGCGGCAAACATGTTGACATATGAGTCGTCGCCGTTCTTACTTAAAAAGATCCATCTACTCATTTTCGTTCAATGTCCTCTTCTATGCAATCATCGCCGTATTGAATTTCAATCAGTTTAAGTGGCTTGTCTGTTTCGTTACATAACATATGCCATTGGCCACATTTGATAAAGATATTGTCATGTAGACTGTAATGTCCAACCAGATCATGATCACTTGAACTATCTAAGGTGTAAACTGCGGCTTCTCCTTCTGCAACAAACCAAAATTCTGCACGATGATCATGTCGTTGCATACTTAAACATGTTTTAGGAGTTACTGTGAGTTCTTTGAGTTTAGTCTGTTTTCCAACAGTATGTAGAACACGATAATAGCCCCAAGCACGTGATGTCTTTGGAGTTTTCCATTCTTCTAAAATCCAACTACTGCTGTTAGCTTTGTTTTCACCGCCGACACCAAACACAAATTCTACATCTTCGAACACCATTTCGGGAATGTTCTCTTTGGTGCGATCACCGCCATTGGCAAAGACAACAGTGTCATGTGGATACAATGCTTTGACGTTTTTTATTGCTTCGATAGCAGTATTGTCATTATCATTGAATAAAATAACATGATCAACCATCTTTAGATTTTCTATCAAAGTAGTTCTTTCAGTTATAGGCATGAAAGGCCTACCTTTTTTACGGGTAAGCCAATCATCTGAATTAACGCCAACTATTAAAATATCACCTAATTTCTTTGCAGATTTTAGATATTCTATATGTCCAGAATGTATAGGGTCGAAACCACCTGTTACTAATACTATTTTTCTCATAGTATTATTTACAATGTAGCATCCTCCATTCCTGCAACTCTGAGTTTAACAATGTTGGTTATTTGCCATTGTTTTTGATCTAGAGCTTTAGTAATGCCTAACCATTTGTTTCTAAGCAGGGCAAATTCGTTGATAATTTTTTCAAAATCAACAACATCACTTTCGCCGTCTACATATTTTTCTACATCTCTACTAGTTAATGCTCTTTGGTAATTTTCTAAATACTTACGAAAGTGCTGACTTCTCAAACGTCTACATTCTATGTTTAGATATTCTAAGATAGCTTCAATTTCCTGTAGTTGATTAAAACGATGTTCAACAATTCCAGGCATATTAGCGGCTGCTCTTTCTAAATTGCCAGTAATTCGACATTCAGTTTTTGCCTCTAATAATTCGTTGTTAAAATGTTCAACAGCGTCAGGTATATAGGAAATATCCTTGCTGATCTTAGAATACCATGTCATAGATTAATCTTCAAAGTCTGTGTCAATTTCTTCTTCAAATTCTTCATCTTCGCTAGTTTCATCAAGATAGTATTCTATAGCCTTGTCTAAAGTCTCGTCAGTGCCGGCGGCCCCTGCCAGAGCTTTATCTGTTACGCCATAGTCGGCCATTAATTCAACATAACGATCTGCTACTGTTTCTAAAGTTTTTTTATCAAGATATTCTTTAAACAAAAGCCAAATATCTGCAATCTGATTCTCATTCATTTTCTACGGTTTCCTCTAGTTGTTGGTCCTTGGTGGATTTTTTATGATTAGGAAAATCTGCCATAATCATATTTAATTTATCCTCTTTCCACTCTTTTCTATAGTGTAAATGTTCTTCACCGTGGCTGTCAACAAACTTGAGTCTATTACCTGACTGAGTTAGTAATCCTGCTTTTTCAAACATATCTACTAGACCAGAATGAGGATTCATGCCTTTATCATATGGTATCTTAATCTGCAATGTTTCAAAAGGTTTACTGTAACGTGTTTTCATAATCTTACACGAAGCACGGATACCATTCACTTCAGTTACCTTGTTGCCATCTTCATCTTCTTTTAACTTCAACTTCTTCATAGCAACTACGATAGAACTTGCATAAACAAATCCTTGACCGCCACTAATCTTGTCATCTGGGTCAAACATATCTTGACTTGCGTATGTGTGATTTGTGCAAACCATACCTACATTATAATTGCCAAACATGTTTACACAGTTACGAACCAATGCTGTTAGTGCTTTAGGCTTACGACCCATGTCGCCTTTAAGGTCACCTGCTTCAAACTGGTTGATATCGGTTGGGGTAAGCAACATACCCAAGCTGTCTATGACGAACAAGACCTTTGGACGCTCTTCCATAACTTTATACTCTTTCATGAATTCGTGGATTGTTCTTGCCACATCATCAATCATAGCCATATTAAGTTTAAGAAGTTTATTTTCGCTAGTATCAACGCCTAATGCGTGTAACCAACTTTCGTCAAGAGCGTTTTCACTATCAATTAAGATAACATAAATGCCTTGCTCTTGAGCGTTCTTGACAATGTTGCCAGAACAAATATAACTCTTACCGGCGCCTGATTCGCCAGCAAATACAGTGACCTTGCCCAAGGGAATACCTTTGTTAAAGTCACCACTGATTAGATAGTTCAGTGCAAAATTGCCTGTGCTAATCCAATCTGTAGGATCGTTAAATCCTACACCTAGACCATCAATACTTTTAGTCAAGGTTTTACGAAATTTCGATAAATCGAAGGCTTTAGTTGCCATTATTGTTTTCTCCTTAAATGATTATAAAAGGGGGAAGTCCCCCTTTTATTAGCTAGCTTTACGATTACGAATCATAGCCAAGATATCATTGGCCTTAGAATCGCCAGAAGATTTAGTTTCTTCTACTCGAGCTTTAGGAGCTGCCGCAGTCGCTGGCTCGTCATCAAAGTCGTCTGCTATCATCGGAGCAGGTGCTGCCTTACGTGCGGTATTAGGATCACCAGTGTTCTGGCTCATACCAGCTGGTTTAAAGTATTGTCCCCAACGTTCCATGTCAAAGGCGTCGCCGTTAACACTTGCTTCAAACATTTCTTTAATAACCTTAATTTCAACATCGCCTGGTTTCTTAGGCAAGTAGTCACGAAGATTAAACAAGCCATTTGCTGTTACTGCTGCCTGCTCGTCGTCACTCAACGGACGCTCACGACGGCTCCACTTTGATGTAGAGTAGTCAGCAAACCCACCTTTGCTGGTTTTGATCAATTTAAAATCAACACCATGCAATGCATCTGTTGGCAAGTCTTCCATCTCTGGATCCATTAATGCGCCACGGATAAGTTGGAAAATCTGAGGGCCGATGATGAATCGACGAATTGGATTTTCAGGGTGGCTGTCTTCTTTAAGACCGTCCTCGACTACAAAGCCTTGGAAAATGTAACTACGTTTTTTCCAATACTTACGACCTTGGTCTTCTAAGCTAGGGTCTTTGAACCATGCACGAACTTCTGATAAGATCGGACAAGTTTCGCCATACATTTCCATACAAGGAACTTGAACGATAGCCTGACGGTTATCAGTCTCGCCCTTAACTCCAGCGAATGGCAATTTGATCATTGCACGTTCAGTCCAGAAAAATGTATTGTCGGGGTTACCGTCCGGAAGGAAACGGACTACGGATTCTGATCCTTCTTTGAGATTCCAGAAGGGATAAATTGAATTATCTCCGCCTGTTCTAGTATTGTTGTCGCCTGTGCGACCTTCTTGTTCTTTAAGTTTTGCGCGAATTTCAGCTAACGATGCCATAATGAGCCTCCTATTTAATGTTAAGCCTTTTTTGCCTTTAATTGTTTTACAGGGTGTAAAACAAAAAGTGCATATACACAGTATACGCACTTTTATTTATGTTTGCAAGAGAAATCTTGCTTTTTTTATGATTAGTTTTGCCGTTTATCTTAAACCAGATAATTCTCTAATTCTTGCAATTTCTTCCTTAGCAGGCTTGTATCCTGGAGGAGGTGCTGACCCGCCATCTGGGTCTTGTGGGACACCTTTGATGTTTGGTTTGAAGTTAGGATTAGTTGGTCCAGGTGTAGACGGTGTCCATGCTTTGCCAGTGTTCGGTCCTGATGTAATCTGCATAGCAGTATCTACTTCGCGTTTAAAATTTGGATCAGTTTTGTAACGTGGATCTAATTTAGCTTTTTCTGGTGTTGTTCCAGGTTTAACTGGTCTAACATTAGCTGTTGGGCCTTCGTTAGGACTAGGAGGAGGCACACCTTTATCTGGACTTGCTACCCATACACCGTTCTGGATACTGCCTTCTTCCATTTCAGAGTCCATGCCGGCTAATTTTTTCATTCTGTATGTTTCATATACAGCACCTAATTTGCCTACACATTCTCTGCAATAAGTTTCAACAGCCATTTTGAATCGTTCGTCATTTTCCTTGCCAAACTTTTCACACATGTCTTTGGTTACTTTAGTAATAACACCTTCTTCACCTAATGGAAAAGGACCTTGATCCATTCTTTCAGGAACAAGATTTGTAAAGCTCTTTACCATTTCTTGAATTTCTTGAGCTAATGATTTCTTTTTAGCTTGTGCCATACCACGTTGAGCCAAGTGTTTAGCTGTAGAATATCCTTGACCGTGTTTGCCAGCAACTGCGCTAGGATTCTTCTTTGGAGGATCTGGATCGAACGGAGGATTGCTGTCATCTGACTTTTTATTATCTTTATCGTTGCCTGCTTCTACTAGGTTAAACGCTGATAATGCTTCAGATAAACTGTAGCTCTTACCATTAATGTTTAAATTGATAGAGTCAAAATCTCTGCCGCTTTGCTCTGCCAACGATTTAATTTTTCCAAGACGTTGCTCTAAACTACTCTGCCAGCTTTCTTGTTGTGGCTGTGGTTCTTCTGCAGGAGCTTCTGCAGTAGCAGGTTCAGCGGCTACAGGTTCTGGAGCAG